AAGCAATCGCATGTTCCACCCGAACTACAAGGAGTCGTGGTTCTGCGCCCCCCAGAGCTCCAAGGAAGAGAACAGCGAAGCGTTCGCCGGCCAGCACGCCGCGGATTCGACGTCGTTCTACCTGTTCGATGAGTCGAGCGCCATCCCCGACAAGATTTTCGAGGTGGCGGAAGGCGGACTGACGGACGGCGAGCCGATGATCTTCCAGTTCGGCAACCCCACGCGCTCGAGCGGAGCGTTCCATCGGGCGTGCTTTGGCGCCGGCCGGGAACAGTGGCATCCGGTGATCGTGGATGCCCGCACGTCGAAGCTGACGAACCAGCAGCAGATTACCGAGTGGATTGCCGAGTATGGCGAGGATAGCGACTTCGTGCGCGTCCGCGTGCGGGGCGTGCCCCCGAAAGCCTCCGACCTGCAATACATCGATAGCGCGCGGGTCTTCGGCGCCCAGCAACGCCCGCCCCTCGCTTTCCCAGACGATCCGCTGCTCTGCGGCTTGGATGTGGCCCGCGGCGGCGATGATGAGTGCGTCTTCGTGTTCCGGCGCGGCGCCGATGCGCGCTCCATCCCGGCCATCCGCGTGCCGGGTGAACAGATGCGAGACAGCATGCGCCTCGTGACGCTCGCGGCGGACATCTGCGGCCGGGAGTACGGCGGGCGTAAGGTGGACATGCTGTTCGTGGATGGGACCGGCATCGGCGGGCCGATCGTGGACCGCTTGCGCCAGCTCGGGCACCGCAACGTCACCGAGGTGCAGTTCGGGGCGGAGCCGCCCGATCGGAAGTTCCTGAACATGCGGGCCTATATGTGGGGGCAGATGCGGGCGTGGCTGGACCACGGGGCGATTGCGGTCAGTCCGCGGCTCGAGCAGGATCTGACGGCGCCTGGGTATCACCATGACAAGCAAGACCGGCTCGTGCTCGAGAGCAAAGAGCATCTGAAAGCCCGCGGGGTGGCGAGTCCCGACGAGGCCGATGCGCTGGGCTTGACCTTCGCGGCGGCGGTGAAACCGAAGCGGACGGTCGCAAGTCCAAAGGTGCCGCGCGGGCCGAGTGCGGCTGGTGCCTGGATGACGATTGTGCTCTTTTCATGCGAATTGCTGAGGGTTGTCGCATAAACTGAAGCGGAGCGCCGCATGGCTGTTGACCACATCCGCATCGATCAATTGCTGCGTGACTCCCGCGCAGCTCATGCCCGCGCGTTGACGGCGCGCCAGGTGCGCTCGCCCGAGGCGCAGGCCCTGCTGATCGAGGCGCGAGATGGGCGCGTACAGGCCGACGCCCTCGACCCGACCCATGAGGCCCCGGCCTGGGCGATCGAAGCCCAAGACCAAGCCTTGCCGTCCCACGAGGCGTACCTGACGTTCTACCGGCGGAAGTTGGCATCATGAGCCTGCTCAACCTCAATCACCACCACCTGACGCATCGGCAGCGGCTCATCCATGAGAGCCGTGAGGCTGCCCGCCGGCAGCAGCGCTATGTGCTCGGCACCGATCTGGCGCTCTATACCGTCGTGTCCGAAGGGGCGGCGTCCTGGCGGATCGCCTTTACCCGCGAAATGCGGGGGGCCGGCTTGCTCATCTCCGACGACATCTGCAATCAGATGTTCGAGGTGTTTTGCGCCGAGGTGCGGCGCCGGCATCAGGCGGATCAGACCGCGCAGCAGATTGCGGCGGCACTGCGGGAGCACATCGCACCGGAGCCGCCGCCGCTGACGGAGGCCGAGATCATCGATTCGCTCGAAGTGGATAGCGCGTCCAGCGATGACGGACGGAGATATCTCTATGGCGACTATTCGCCGGAGCACGAGTTGGAGAAGCTGAAGGACGAAGCCAAGAAGGATCTGAAGCATTGAGCGCGAACGGGGCCAGACATCGACAGCGGAGTCGAGCCGTCCATGATGCCCTCGGCGGCGCGGCGGCGCTGTGCGAATACTGTGGCAAGCTGCGTCCACGGCGGAAGCCCTCGGCAACCTTGCTTCGCTTCTGCTCGCGCGCCTGCAAAGAGGCCACGCCCGAAATACGTTTTTGGCGCAACGTGCTACGGGGCCGCTCCGATGAGTGTTGGCTCTGGAATGGGCACCTCAACACCAGCGGGTACGGTCAGTTCAGCGTCAACGGCCGCCTGATTCTCGGTCATCGCTTTTCATTCGAGATGCGTTACGGCCCCGTGCTTCCCGGTGTACTCGTCCTGCATCGGTGTGATACGCCGCGTTGCTGCAACCCGGCGCATCTGTTCCTCGGCACGGACGCCGCGAATGCCGCCGATAAGCGCGCGAAGGGGCGTTGCCACGACACCAGCGGAGTCCTAAACCCACGCGCCAAGCTGACCGAGGCGGACGTGCGCGCTATTCGCGCGCTGCGCTTTGTGCCCCGGCGCGAGTTGTCGGCGCGGTTCGGTGTCTCGATCGGTGTCGTGTCGAAGATTCGCGCCAGAGAAATCTGGACGCATGTGCAGGACTGACCATTGGGGCGCGCCTCCAGGCTGAATCCGCGCGCCTCCGGGGTGGAGGATGTGCGGGCGCTTGCCCGGTTGCAGGCGATGGCCGCCGCGCTGACCCGTGTCAGCTTTGAGCGCTGTCTGTTGAGTTATCCGCCGGAGCATCGGGCGGAGGTGCGAGCGGTGTTGCAGCCCGGGTGTCCGTGGACGGTGGAGAATCGGCGAGCCAGACGGATCGCGCAGGAGGCGGCGATGCAGACTCGCAAGGCACGCGCCCGATTGGTAGTCGTGACGAGGGACGCCTGATGGACGAGATCGAGACCGTGCGTGTCGTCTGGACCGCCAACTCGCGGCTGATCACCGACACCACCCGCTGTGCCGGCTGTAGGCGGGTCATTCGCGATCCGTCCGATCCGTCTACGCCCTACGATGGTGAGCCAATCATCGAGGCGACGATCGATTCTGACGGCGTGGTGCAGGTCACCGGCCGCGCGTGGTGTGGGGCGAGTTGCCGCTGATGGAAGACCAGCACGGCGACTTTTTCGCGACTGTCGGCACGGCGAAGGCCGAGAACAGTCGCCGTGTCGGCGGTAACGACATCGGCCAACCGGCCATGCCGTCCGCGCCGATGCCGATACCGGTGGCAGTGGTCGGTCCGGGCACAAGTTGGGCGTCGTCGGGCGAATCCTTCTGGCGCATTGGGCAGAGCCATGAGCGGCTGCCGTCCGGCGTCTATCGCTGCGAGATGACCAACACGGGTCCGATGTTGCTCCGTGTGAACAACGAAACCGATGCCCTGATCGTGTTCCCCGACTCGGCGAGTGAGAGCCTCTTGGAGGAAATTCGCCGCTTCCAGGGCATGAAAGCGCAGTTTGCGGCGCATGGCTTTCTGCACAAACGTGGCGTGCTCATGTGGGGGCCGCCCGGGTCGGGTAAGACGACGACGCTCCAACTGCTCATTCAGTTGATGGTGCAGGAACACGGCGGGGTCGCGATTCTGATCGACCAGCCGGCCGTCGCGGTGCAGTGTCTCCAGATGGTGCGGGGCGTCGAACCATCCCGTCAGATCATCGGGATCCTCGAAGACCTCGATGCGCTCGTGGAACGCTACGGCGAGAGCGAGTATCTGGCACTGCTTGATGGCGAGTCCCAGGTCGATAACGTCGTCTACGTTGCGACCACCAATTATCCCGAACGGCTCGATCCTCGGTTCGTCGATCGTCCGTCGCGGTTCGATACCGTGCGGTTTATTGGGATGCCCAGCGCCGAGGCGCGTGCCGTGTATTTCGCCGCGAAGACGCCGAGCCTTTCGATCGCGGACCGGGCTGCGTTCGTCGAGGCCAGCGACGGCTATTCGGTCGCGCACATGCGCGAACTCGTGATTCTCACGCAGTGTTTCGAGGTGTCGTTGGCAGAGGCGAAGGAACGGCTTGATCGCTCGAAGGCGCTCAAGCCGTCCAGCGCGCGGCGGCCGGATCGTCCGGCATTCGGCTTTGCGGGGACGGCCGCCTGATGGCCAATAACCTCACCGGCGGCCCTCGCCCCCTCCTGCTCCCCTCCGACAGTGGCGAGTACGACGATGACGAACTGTTCGACGCGCCGACCGACCAGACCCCGGCGGACGAAGCCGAGGAGGCGCGCAAGGCCGCCCTCCATGCCAAACTGATCAAGTTCTTCGCCACCGCCAGCGAGCATGACGAGCCGCAACGCCGGCGGGAAGCGATCGATCTGAAGTTCGTCCGCGCCGAAGAGTTGACCGATCAGTGGCCCGAGCAGAACCTGAAGATGCGCGGGGCCGTTGCGAATGAGGACGGCAGCGTCCCGACCCGCCCCTGTCTGATGATCAACCAGGTCAGCCAGCCGGTCTTGATGATCGTCAACGAGATCCGGCAGTCGCGGATCGGGGTGATCATCAAGCCGAAGCCGGGGCAAGCGTCCACGAAGGAAGCCGAGACCCGGCAGGGGATCATCCGCTCGATCGAGGCGCAGAGCGGGGCGATGCAAGTGCGGATGAGTGCGGTGGATCGGGCGGTGCAGTGTGGCCGCGGGTTCTATCGCATCGTCAAGGACTACGCCAATGATGGCGATGACGACCTCGACTTGACGATCGCAGAGATTCCCTACCAAGAGAACGTCTACCTCGATCCGTTCGCGCGGCGGGCCGACATGGCCGATGCCGAATACGGGTTCATCCTCGACGAGCTGCCGAAAGACGAGTACAAGCGCCAGTTTGGCGCGTCGAAGCTGGCGCAGGCGAGCACGGATGATCTCGCGGGCCTCGGACCGAGTGTCCGCACGTGGGTGGAGGGCGAGACCTACCGCGTCGCGGAGTGCTTCTATGCTGTCTACACGCCGGTTGTCCGCGTGCAGGATCCGCAGACGCAGCAGTGGATCGATGCCAAGACGGATCCCAAGGGCCAGCCGATCCTCCCGCCGGGCGCGAAGACGCGCGAGGTGCAGCGGCGGTCGATCAAGTGGTGCTACCTGAATGCGCTGGAGATTCTGAGCGAGGAGGCCTGGGAAGGGCGCTACGTGCCGATCGTGGCCGTGTACGGCCGGGTCCATAAAGTCGACGGAGTGGTGAGTTGGAAGGGCGTCGTGGCCGATGCGAAAGACCCGCAACGCATGGGCAATTACATGTCCTCGGCGTTTGCGGAAGCGCTGGGCGCGGCGCCGAAATCGCCTTGGCTGGTGGATCCCGAGCAGATTGAAGGCTTCGAGACGCTGTGGAAGGATCTGAACCTCTACAACTTCGCCTACGTCCCGTTCCATCGCTTCGTCAACGGCGTCGATTACGGCGTCCCGCAACGGAATGCCCAGGAACCGGCGGTGCTGGCGATTGCGCAAGCGATCCGCGAGTCACAGGCCAACGTCAAGAGCACGACCGGCCGGCATGGCCCGAGCTTAGGCGAGCGCTCGCCGGCGGAGAGCGGCAAGGCGATCCGCGAGCTCAAAGTGCAAGGCGAGCTCGGGACGAGTGACTTTACGGACTCGCTCTCGATCGCCGTGCGCCATGAAGCCACCATCCTGAACGACATGCTGTTTCCGATCTACAGCACGCCGGGCCGGATCGTGCGGCTGCTGGGCGATGAGGACGAGGACGCGGAGGAAGCGGTGCTGAATCAGGACTTCGTCTCGGATGACGAGGGCCGGCCGCAACCGCCGCCGGCGCCCGGCTTGCTCCAGCGGTTCGGCCAGGCGGCAGGCCAGATGATGGGTCGTGCGCCACAGCCCCCGCCTGACGTGAAGCACTACCAACTCACTGCGGACGGGCAATTTCTCGTGGCAGTCGATGTGGGCCGGTCCTTCCAGCAGCAGCGGGAAGAGAACGTGGCCCTGATGCAAACGATGCTCGAAACCGTCCCCGCAGCCGCGATGGCCATCCTGCCGATCCTGGCCAAGAATCTTGACGGCCCAGCGGCGCGCGAGCTCAGTGAGGCGCTCGACGCGATGAACCCCGCGAAAGCGGAGGAGGCGACGAAGAAGCTCCCGCCGGCGGCGCAGCAGCAGATCGCGCAGATGCAGCAGCAGTTACAGGAGGCGCAGGCCCTCGCGCAACAGGTGCAACAGCAGCTCGCCACGAAGGCGCAGGAAACGCAACTCAAGGGGCAAGTCGAGCAGGCGAAAGGCGAGATGGCGGCGCAGTCTAAGGCGGCCGAGATTGCCTCCCGCGAACGTATTGCGGCGTTGCAGGTGCAGGCCGATCTCCAGAAGGCGATTGCGGCGCTTGAGGGGGCGGAAGGCCTGGCGCGGTTGAAAGCGGCCGAAGAGGCGAGCCGGCAGGCGTCCGAGCAGGCGCATGAGCGGGTGTTGCAGGATCAGAAGTTGGCGGCGGAGGAAGAACTCGCGCGGCTCAAGATCGCGGCGACGGCGCAGCAGCAGCAGCGGGGCGTGGAGGCCGCGCAGGACAGCCAGCGGACAGCGGCGCAGATTGATGCCGAGAGTCGCGAGCATGAAGGGGCGATCTCGGTGGTGACGCGACCGCCGGAGGCGCCCAATGCTTGAATCGTCGCAGCCGTATGCGCAGGCGTTGGCGGGCGCCTGGGCGGTGTTGGGGTTGTGGTGTCTGATCTGGCAACCGTGGTTCGCGGTGCTCAGCTTCCCGCTGAGCTACGCCTTTGCCAGAGCGGCGCGCGATCGGTAGTTGAACGGCGCGCGGGTAAAACTAGGGGGTGTGTGGATCGCATGGTGCCCCAGCCACGAATCCTCGTCGGCCGTGAGGATGTGCGAATCGTGCCC